TGTATAAATAAGTAAGTAGGTAGCGTTTTGTTTGCGTATTGCATTTTTAAAAGCTTTTGTAGGCTTATTAGATAATACTCTTTACTATCGTGTTTACAACGTGCTGTTTTTATTTCTATGTACGCTTTGTCCTTTATTAAAAAGTCTAGTTCGTTTTTTCCTAGCTTTATCGCTTCAGGATCAATTTTATTAATTATTTCACGTTCCCTCTTTAAGTCCGCTTCAGTTTCAAAGTACATTAATTGTATTCTTTATAGATTTGTTCTAAAGTGTTTATTCTACTTCTAGCGCATGAACTACAGCTCGTAGGTTCGTTTCTTGCGTTTAATACTCTATTATATATTTTGGTAAGTTCTTTTAGTTGGCTTAAACTTATTTTGTTCGTCTTTTCCTTAAAGTATTCGTCTAGGTAGTTGTATTCAGCTTCTGTTAAACAGTTGATCTTTTTAAACCTAATTATCTTATTTAGTTTTATTCGTCTTTCATCACAGCCGCAGTCTTCACCCGCTACGAATTTAACTAGCTTATCTATGCCTGTTGCTTTCGTTATTTTCTCGATAGTGTCGCCTAAACCTAAACTTTCTTTTTCTGTACTTTCGTCTAGTTCTATTACTTGTTCTAATTCTTGAACTTTTGAAGCTTCTATTTCTGCTTTAGTTCGTCTTTTTCTCTTTGCCATTCCTTTTTAATTAAATTATATTCTTCATTTTTATAGTCTTCGTAGTCCTCGCCTACGTTTTCTAAAATTCTTTGCCTACAGTTTTTAATAGTGTTAAAGATACTACTTAAACTAATTTTTGAACCCCTGCTAATTTCACGCATACTTTTACCTGAATGTAAGTAAATGTTAAATAGTTCTTTGTCGTAAAAGTGCCAGTTGTTTATTTCTTCTTTTATCTTTTCATCTATTAACTCTTTGGCTTCGTGTTTATCTAAGCTTTCTTCTTCATACTCTAAATAACACACTTCTTCTATAGGTACTTTAAACGCTTTTGTTTTTTCGCGCTGTACAGCTAAAAAGCTATTTTTTAAAATGATCCAAATGTAAGCCCTGTTTATTTCACCGTTAACGATTATTTTACCTTCGACGTTATACCTGTGTACCTGTAAATACATTTCTTGTACTATGTCTTCAGAATAGTTTATTTCACCAAACGACTTTACTATGTTAATCCAGTCTTTATGAAATTTAGTTAATATTTCTAGGTCTTTACTCATTAAAAAACCCCCTAATATTAGGGGGCGTTGTTTTGTTCCGTTTATCGGTTGTTTAGTATGTACTTTTCTATTTTCTTAATTGTGCTTAACGCTACGTCTTTTTCGTTTAAGAACTTGTCTATGTTGTACTGATGAAAGGTTGTCTTTTGTCCTTCCTTTATTTCTTGTACTATTTGGTTTCGTGTTTTCGTAACCAAAAGTAAACTAAGTTGTCTTCTTAATTCTGCGTCGTTAATCATGTTAAAAAGGTAAGTCGTCTAAATTGTTAACCTGTATAGGTTTCTTTTCTTCTTTGTTGTAAGGTTCTTTTACTGAAGCACTAAAGAATTTACCCTTTTGCCCGTCTTTAATCCATAGGCTTATCTCTAAGTTCTTGCCTTCTACGTTTATTGTTCCTTTATAATCGGGCTGTGTTTCCTTTTCCTTAAAGTTATTCTTAAAGATAGCCCCGCTGTTTACTCTGTTTTCCATTTTGCTAAGTTATTATATTTATTTATAATTCAAAAGTCTTTCGTATTCTTTTCTGCATTCCTGAACACGTTGTTTTATTTTCTCTATTACTTCTTCGTCACGTTCAACTATATACCTTTTTACTCGTCTTTCTTTCGGTATATGGTCGAAAGTATGGTTTCTAGTTACAAAGTCTATTATCTCTTCGTCTTCGTCACCATTCCAGTAGCTGTTCTGTCTGTAGTGTTCCTTTCTTATTTCGTCTTGTAACATATCGAAAGGGGTGTTTACTAGACAATATACTATTTCAGCTTTTTCGTGTCCTGTAAGTAACATATAACCCTGAACTTGATAGTAATAATCTTTGTTAGGTAAGCTATCTTTAAAGAAAGGAAAAGTATTTCCGTTCCAACTCGTTTTTATTTCGCCTAAAAGTTGATCGGTGCAAATGTCGGTATGTCCTGTTAGCCATTCGTTACTAAAGCTTTCTTGTTCGTTTTTCTCTATTACTTCGTCAGTTAAGCCCCAGTTTAAAACTTCGTTAGCTAGTTTAATACTTGTCTTTTCTTCACGCGTTCCCTTGTCGGTGTATCGAGACCAAAACTCTTTTTTTATTCCTAGTTCGTTTTCTTTAAACAGGTCTTCTATATACGTTTTGCAGGTTTCAGAAAGACCGCCCCCACTTCGGGGGTTAGTCATAATTTTTCCAAGTGCTGAACACCTTATTTTTAATTCGTTTGCTTTCATCTTATTCTGATTTAAAGGTTTCGTTGTAGTATTGTTCGGCTGTATATATTACTTCAGGATATTCATTGTCGTAAATAACATTAGAACCAATAATAGTTTTTGTTATTGCTTGAATTATCTGCTCCTTCTCCATTGCTTTGGCTTGTTGGATAACATTTTCAAATGCTTCTCTTGTTATTCCGTTATGGTTTTCAAGTTGCTCAACTAACCACTCTACTGCTGTCTTCATTTACCTAAAAAGTTTTCTACTGTTTTATTTTGGCTATTTGTCAAAGCGTAATTCTTTTGAAGCTTGTCTATTGTGTAACTACCTTCGCTTACCATTTGTAACGCTTGTTCTAAATCGTTGTCGCTTATTGTTCGCTTCGCTTTTGCTTCGTGTTTTACTTGTTCGCCTGAAGCGTCTGTGTCTTGGTCTGCAATTAAATTAAAGAAGCTTACAAGTGCATAACGTCTAAAGTAAGAAATAGCACTACCGTAAGACTGGTAGGTGTTCATACCTTTAAGATCAACACCCTGCGGAATTTTACAGTAAGTTTCTATTTTTTCGCCTGTAATTGTACTAAAAATAATAGTGTTAACGCCCTCACTTGTTAAAGGTTGTATTACACCTAAACCGTGCTTGTAAAGTAAAGGTGTTATTACCTTGTTAATTTGCGTAAGGTCTGCGTAATTATAGCCGTAGCCTTTTGTATCTTTAATCAATATAGGTACTTCGTTCTGAAAGTCTGCTATTTGACTATAAATGTTTACAGGCTTTGGAATCATATCCTCAGTGTAATTACCTCTTACAAAATTGTCAAACTCTAAAGCTTCGTCATTTTGTACTTTTTCTTCTTTGTGTTTTGCTCTCATTGTTTTATTAAATTATAGATTATTCCTAACTTTTCGGCTAACTTAATTAAAGCCATTGTTTCAGCACCCCTGCGAATAGTTATTATATCGTCTTCGCCTAAAACTTTTTTAGCGTCTAAATAACCCCTGTGCCTTTCTATTATGTCAGCTTGTAACACTTGTTCGTAAGTGTCTAACTTGTGCTTAACTTCGATCTTACTCAGTGCTTTCATAGTTGAGAAATTTGATAACCATAAGCCCACTGACCGTTATCTAAGTCTACGACAACTTCACGGCTGTCTACTTTTTCCCAGTCAACTTTATTTACTGACGTTCCGTAAGCGTCAAAACAGTTAACCTCTATTCTTATAACTTTTGCTGTTTGTGGTGCTTCTTTTCCGAAGTCGCCTGACCATTGTACTAGGTCGTTTACTTTCAAATAATTCATAATACTTTATTTATTGTTCTATACGCAAATATAATACTTTTTTAATTACCTAGCATTATTTTTAATTTTTTTTTGTAGTAGTCTTTTATTTCAGTTAATTCTTCTTTGGTGTATTTCTTAATTTCTAAAGACTTCTTTTGTAGGTCTTCTAAGTTTTCTTTTCCTATTCGTTTTTCCAAACTTGCACGGTATTCTAAAAGGTTGCCGTGTAAGAACTGGTTACAAGTTACACACTGACCGTTTACATTCCTTTCGTCAAATGTTACCGCTTTATGTTTAGTACTGTAAAAGTGACCTGCGTCAAATTTTCCTGTTAAGATCGTTTCACAGCTTATACACTTTTTTTTAAAATCTCTTGCCCTTATATAAGCGTTAAATGTTACCTGTGTTTCTTTTAACATTTGGCTTACAGGTTTTATTTTTTCGGCTATTATTCTTTTTCGTTTTTTCCACTCTTTAGCTTTTGTTTCCTGTACGAAAAGACGAACACACTCAGAAGACTTACAAAACTTATCTAAACTAGTATAAGGCATAAATTCAGTCCGACAATATTTACACTTCTTTAACTTCATTCTTCAGGGTTTAATCGTTCAAAGCTTGGAAGTTGACACCAATACTTTAACCAGTCTTTAGATCGTTTTAAGCGTCTGTCTTGATAAGTGTTTTTTATTTTACTTACTCGTCTTTTCATAGTTCTAAATTTAGAAGTATTTTTTCAAGCACTCTAACGGTTATAGAATTTCCCGCTTGTTTATAAAGCTGACTATCTGACACAACGAATTTAAATGTATCGGGGAAGTCTTGTAATCTGAAACATTCACGAGGAGTGAGTCTTCGGATTTTGTAATCTTTGTGAATAATAGGTGGATTTTGACCAGTAAAATTTTCTTTCCAAGTATCTCGCATCATTGCCATAATAGCTGGTGAATTGCCATCTTGTCTCCATCTGAAACCTTCATCTGTTCTATAATCACCAACCATTACCCCTTGATTACAAGCTGTGTTTGATTTTATTTTTATTAAATCATCAGAACCACCACCACCAACTTTTAAAGCCGACATTGTTCCGTTCGTATCGTGAAATTTAGCCCCAAAACCATTACCGTTTTCTTTTTGTTTTGTATCGTATTCGATAAGTTTTTCAATGGTACTTTCACTTAAAAAATACTTCTCATCTACTTCACTTTCAAGAACGTCTTTCAGTCGCTTTGTTAATGGTTCTTCAACTGGAAACCTGAAGCTGTTATCTTCATCGTCACGAATTCCTATAATGAAAACACGTTCCCTATTTTGTGGCACTCCGTGTTCTTTCGTGTTTAAGACCTTCCAATAAACGTGATAAGGAACAGAGTCCTCATAAGGGAATAAAACGGGCAATCCATTAACTGACTTACCCCCTAACATGTTAATCCATTCGCTGAATGTTTTTCCGTTATCGTCAGAAAGTAAACCTTTGACGTTTTCAAAAATAAAAAAGCGTGGTTTGTTCTTTTGGATGAACTCATGAGAGTTAAAAAACAAAATACCTCTTTTGTCTTCTTTTCCTAATCGTTTACCTGCTAAACTAAACGCTTGACACGGGGGGCTTGTCATGTAGATGTCTAAACTATCTTTAGGTATTTCCCTTTCATATACATCCTTTGGATAATATGGAGGCTCTCCATGATTCTCAATATAGCTAATCCTTGCATATTTATCCCAGTCACAGGCATAGATTGTATTGACATTGAATCCTTTTGCTTGAGCCACTCTTCCGATAGCATAATCAAAAGCACCTACTCCTGAAAAATCAGAACCTACGTTAATTCTTTTCATAGTTCTACTGAATTAACAAGGTTGTTTAATTTACTTTCTAGTTCGTAACACTTAGATTTTAGCTTTAAGTTTTCTAGTTTAGTTTCACTTAAAGACCTGCTTAAATTGTTTATAAATTCTTCGTCTTTATGTACGAAGTTTCTTATTTCAAATAAATCTGTTAGCGTGTTTTCCATTGAATTAATTAAGTCCTTTCGGTCAGGTCTGTTTTCTTTGATCTCGTCTAAACTTAGTTTTACTTTCCAGTATGTAGCTTCTAAGGTTGCTAGTATAATTGTTCTGTTTACCATAACTCTTTATTTTTGTTTGTTGCTCTATATTCTTTTAATACGTCAGTACCGCCAACTTTAAACCCTAGGCCATTGTTCCACTCACACAATACAGGACAATTTAAAGGGGTTTGCTTACCGCCTGTGTCAGTGTCTTTTACTTTCTCTATTGATAGCATTGTGTAAAGTCTCATTGTTTCGTGTTTTACTAGCCTGTGTATTACTAACATGTCGTCACAACGGTTTAAGAATGCCTTGCCGCCTTCTATGTGGTCTTTCATTGGTGGCTTCAGGTGTCCCGCCCAGTCGTGCTTATCGGGGTAAATATTACCCTGCCTTCCGCTTTCGCTTACAGGGTGCGTATTAATATAAATTGTTTTACCCGTTCTATTGACAAAGTGCCTAGCTAAATTTAGAAATTTATAGTTGTCTTCGTAGTTCATGCCACGATCTAAACCAGTAAAGGGATCAATTAAACAGGCGTTACATTCGCTTTGTTCAAATAGGTCTAATAGTTCCGCAGGTTTGTAAAGTTTGCTGTTATCTATAAAGTCAAAGTATTGTTCTAAATAACTCGAATAAGTTAATATTTCGTCTTTCGATAGGGTTTTAAACGGTCTACCTGCATACATTTGTATTAAGTTTCTCATTATTTGGCCTGTTTGGTTTTCACCTGACCACACGCACCACTTCAAACCGTGCTGAAGCGTTAACGCTAACTGGTAGAAACTAATAAAAACCGTTTTACCGACGTTGTCATGTCCTAAGATAATTACAAGTTGCTTCGGTTTGTACTTTAAGTAGTCGTCTAGTTCGCACCCTAGACCTAAACCCTGTTTTATTTTACCTTCTTTGTAGTTAAAAAGGTATTCTAAGCTTTTACCTTTTGCTTCGATCATTTTATTTTATTCATAACATTAAAAACTAAGTCGTCTTTTAGTTCGTTTTTCTTTGGCTTGTCCTTAATCCAATTTTTAACAGTCAAATATAAGCTTTTATATTTCTTGTTACCGCTAAAATTTTCTATAGCGTCTAAAACTTCGTCTATTTGTTCTTTGCTGTATTCTAATTCTAATTTATTAAACTGTTCCTGAGTAATTGACAAATGATTAAAAGACCTATAAATAATATTATTAGTTATAATAATATCATTATTATTCTTATTAGCTTCGACTTTGCTTATTTTTTGCTTCGTGTTTGCTTCAGTTTTGCTTTTACTTTGCTTCGGTTTAGTTCCGTTTTGGTATCGTTTAATATTAGCGTCTAACTGGGGTTTTATTAAAGTCCAAACCGCTTTACTTACTCCTGTTAACTTGTCTTCTTTAAAGTTCAGTGCATAGTTAAAAATAGCATTGTAAATTTTGCCCTGTTCGTCTATTGGTAAGTCTTTCACAGCTTCGTAAAAAGACCTATAGAAAATCATTGTGTCTCGCATGTTCTTAATTTTACGCAAATATAATATTTAAACCTTTTCTATTTTAATAATCAAAGGTGGGTAAAGGTCAGCTTTTTTTTCTGCGTCTAATACACTTATAGCTTTTACTAGCTTAAACATAATTTGGGGCTTACTCTTAGGGCTTATCTTACCCGTGTAAGTTACTTTGTAAGTGTTAATTTTATCTGACATATTCTCCTATAAAGATCATTGTTAAAACTCCCGCCAATATGGTAATATTTAGCCTTACTTTTCCACCAGTTTTCTTTTATTTGGTGTGCGTTATAAATTACCGTTCTTACTTTCATAATATATAATAATTTCTTCTTTAATACGTTCTGTTAATTGATCGTTGCGCTTCATTTCATTCTTTAGTTTGCCTATTGAATATTCAGCTGTTAAGTCTTCAGGCATTAAGTACATTTTAATAATAGACTTAAACTTTTCTTTCCTGTACTCTAGGGCTTTGATCATTCTTATATCGTGTTCGCTTACTTCGTCAAAAGGTTCTATTTCTTTTACACCTTCGCAGGTTGTACATCTGACTTCTTCAGCGCAACCGCCACAGCAAGACCAAGCAGGTAAGCCGCATTCTTTAAATTGAATTATAAACCCGTCGCCTTCGCATTTAGGGCAAATAATTTGTAAGTTCCGTTTATTTTCGTAATTTCGTGTTTTCATAGCATTTTGCTTTGTGAATTGTTCTTAATTAAGGGGTGTAACAACCCCTTTTTTTTATACCAGTACCCAAAATAAGACAAAACTTATTACTAGGGTTAAAGCTAATAAGCTTTCTAAAACTAACTTTTCTTCTTTTTTCATAATTGCTTTTTAAATTGTTTACACGCAAATATAAAGAAAAGGTTACACAAAATACAAAAAACGAAAAAAAATTTTTTTTAAGGTGTTAACCTCTAGCTTTTCTTATTGTTCTGATTGCGTTTCTAACGATCTGAATTAACTTACCTGCGTCACCTTCGGCCTTAACGTCTACTTTTAAGCCTGTTTCATCTTTGGTTAGTTCTACGTCTACCTTTTCAGTGTCTATTACAACGTCTGTTTTACCGTCTTTTCTAGTTAAATGTATATCAACTTTTTTTGTGTCGATATTAATGTCTAGGTCTTTCTTTTTCTTCTTTGCCATTTCTATAAGTTTTAAGCAATAAATTATTAATAAATGTATGAATGTACTTACCACTCCGTAAAGTGCCATTAAAACGCTTCTAAATGCGTTTAAAATTGATTTTAATTTATTCATACTATAAAGAATAAAGCATTTCTAATAATTTCGGGTGCGGGTAAATGTCGCTTTTGTCTTTTCGGTAGCTGTTATGCGTATAAAGTCCATTTGTTCCGCTTAGTGCTTTCGTGTTTACGTTAAATAGTTGATCGTAGTCAGCTTTTAGATTAATTCCGTAAATGTCTCGCCAGTAAAGTAATAAATTCTTTACACTTTCAATTTGTGCGTCGGTGTAATTGTGCCAAAATTTGTAACCTTTAAAGGGCTTGTCTAATTCTATTACGTCTTCAGGGGATACAATAGTGTTAACATAAGTTCTAAAGTTTCCTTGTTCGTCTTTTTTAAGCCAACCCCAGTTACAAATTTCTACACCTATCGAATGTTTATCTAGGTTTTGATATTCTAGTCCGTGCGCCTTGAATACTTCCTGTTTAACTCCCAAATGATAAGCCCAGTGCCTAGAACTAAAACACTGTATTATTTCACCGTCTTTAGTATCTTTTGCACCCTTACCCGAAATAATAACGCATGTAGCTATTCTGCCCCTTTTATCATTTTCCCAAGCATTACGAACCGCAACCCCTGAACTATTACCCGCTGTGTGGTGTAATACTATTTGGTTTTTCTTTGTAATCTCGCCTATAAATTCATCTGAACTTAAAGTAAGCTGTTTAATATCTTTTAGGAATTTCATTATTTATCTTTTTCTTATAAAATAATGCCAGTGAAAAGCAACGGCCCAAAGAAAGACCACCGCTAAACCTATGTGCATTACAACTTCCATTACTGAGGGTACAGGTAACTTAATTGAATTGTAAAGCGAAGCACAACTAACTAAAGCTAAACCCATTTTAACGCTTAAAGCTTCAAAGAAAGGCCGTTTATATAAAAAAGAATTACGACCAAAAATAAAGACCATAAAAATGGCCATTGAAAGGCAAATGATCCCGTTAGCTATTCCGTTAAAGATTATTAAATAATCAGTTTGTAGTATTCTTTCCATTTCTGAAAAATTTGTTCCCTATGTATTCTACGCCTTTTAAACCTAAAAAGCCTAATATAAATGCAACCGAAAGTTGGTATTTTTCGTCAGTTCGTGTTATGTCTATTACAATCGGGGTTAAATAGTTTGCACTGGCAACACCTGAGACCATACTAAAGATAGTTGTTTTAAAATTGACTACTGCATTTTTGCCTAGTAAGAGTAAAGAACCAAATAAACCAGCAACCGTAAAACCTAAATTTATACCTATATCGTGAAGTAAATCTTTCATTGAATTTTGTTATTAATTATTTTAAGGTTTCTTACTTCATAAGTGCCGTCTTTTGCTATTGTAATAAATCCTGCGCCTAAATTCCATTTGTTAAACGGCATATATTCAGGCTGTAAACCGCAAAGGCAACCTAAAGACCAAGTAGTAACAACTTCGCCCGTTAAATCTTTTTCGGTGTGTTCGCTTGTTTGGTGGTGGTGTCCTATAATGCTGTTAGCTTTTGCCCTCATGTATAAACCCCTTGCCGCATTTACTGGCGAAAAAAACGAATGCCCGAATTCGTGACCGTGCAAAATGTTTAAACTACCTGCCTTTATTAATTGTTTACTTTTAATTTCGACTACTCCATATTTGCCAAACAATAATAATTCAGAAAGTTCAAAGTTACTTACACCTAATAACTCAGGGGCAACCGTCTTTAAATAGTTTTCATAACGTTCTTCGTGGTTTCCTATTTTATAATAAATCGGGCAACCCAAAACCTGTAAGCTTTCTAAAAATTGTTTGCCTAGTTCTAATTCTCCTGCAAAGTCTCTTAATCTACGATCTTTTATAAACCTTGATAACTGAAAAAAGTCTAAAGTGTCACCATTTAATAAAACACCGTTGCACTTATTTTCTAGGCCGTAATTCAAAGCTATTTCTAAGGCTTTTACGTCGTGGTAAGGTATATGTATGTCAGAAAGTATTAAAAGCCTTGTAACCCCTTTAGGTAAAATAAAGTCTTCTATTTTACTATAGTCGCTTTCAGGTAACTTTTTCCATTTTTGCGCT